ATTTTAGATATAGGTAATACGGGGAATACAGGAAATAAGGGTTTACTTACGAAAAGGCGCTAAGGTAAGGTATAGCCCTATAAAGGAGAAATTAGAAATGACAGTCTATATTGTCCAAGATGTTCCTGGAAGGAACTTCGTACCTGCAACTAAGTACGGGGAATTAGTTTCGTTACTCCCAGCGAAAACGAACCTTATGCTTACGACAGGGCCAGAGGTCGCACGCCTCAAACGAAAGCTCATCGACTTCAATGATGACGATTACCTACTTCTAGTTGGCGACCCTGCCGCTATCGGTCTATGTTGCGCAGTAGCTGCGGCAATAAATGGACGGTTTACGGTATTGAAATGGGATCGACAAGAGATGACTTATTATCCAGTATTGTTCGATATTAGGGGTGGCTCACAAGAACTAGGAGAATTACATGTCTGATGAAAAAGATACACCGTTATCCTTCGAGGAATTAACAGGTGCAGCTTCGCAAGAAGAATGGAACGAATCGACACTCGATAGCGAGTTCGCAAAGATCAGTGCTACTGCAACAAAAATGCAGGAACTGCAAAAAACGATAGCATCTTTAGAAGATGACCTAAAGCAAGCCAAAGAAGTCCTCCGCGTTGTAGAAGAACAGGAGCTACCCGAGGCGATGCAAGCGGCGAATCTTAAAGAGATTAAACTAACAAACGGTGCCAAAGTCACGATTAACGAGTTCTATAAAGGGTATATCTCCGAAAAGAACCGCGAAAAAGCGCACGCTTGGCTCCTCGCAAACAACCACGGCGGCATAATTAAGCACGAAGTCAACCTAAAGTTCGGTAAGGACGAAGGGGATAAAGCTGCTGACGCCGTAGCAAGTCTTCAACAGAAGGGGTTAGACCCAGCTGTTAAAGAGAGTGTTCATCCGCAAACGCTAAATGCATTTGTGAAAGAACAGATGACGAGCGGGAAAGACCTTCCTGCAGACCTATTCGGGATATTCGTCGGATCCCGCGCCAAACTAAAATAGAGGTAACTCAAATGGCTGATAAGAAAGTAGCTGAGGCTTCGTCCTCAGATTTGATACCCTTCGATGACGATCTGTTATCGGCAGGTACTGGACTCGAAGAAGCGAGTGCAGATGATTACGCGATTCCGTTTTTGCGGATTCTACAATCAATGTCGCCACAGCTTAAAAAGAGCGACGGCAAATATATTCAAGGTGCCGAGGAAGGGAACTTCTTTAATACCGTTACCGAATCGGTATACGACGGCACTGAAGGCGTAATGATCATCCCCTGTGCATACAAGAAAAAATATATTGAATGGGTCACACGGGAAAACGGTGGGGGTTTTGTAGCTGATGATCATGCCGCTTCGATCCTCAAAGAGTGTAAGAAAGACGATAACGGTCGGTTTATTTGGACAAACGGTAATCAGATCGCAGAAACTGCGGAGTATTACTGTATCTTAGCGCATGACGAAAACGCGCCAGAGCAGGTTTTGTTAAGCCTAACGTCTTCGCAGTTAGGTTTCTCTCGACGTTGGAATACGATGCTGAACAACGCACGTGTAAATAACGCGAAAGGTGAAACAGTAGCCGCACCAATGTTCTCTTATATGTACAACCTAACGACGATTGCTCAGTCGAACGACCAGTACAGCTGGATGGGATTATCTGTAGAAAAAAGCAGACCCACCCCGATGCCACTGGCGATGGCCGCACTTGACTTTATGAAAGCTGCACGTTCTGGTGCGGTAGAAGTAAAGCAGGAGCAGGAAGGAGCAGCAGCTTCCGCTGAGGCAGAAGTAGTCGACGGGGACGATGTCCCGTTTTAGGTTTATAAGGGTGAGCAATGTCAATACACGAGCAGTTTGCCACCCGTTTCGTGGGGTTGAGACACGGTTATAGTGTCTTTACCCCGACGAAAGAAACGCGGGAAGATGGCAAAGCGAAAGGGAAATATGTAACGATTTCACAAACGCTCAACCAGAAAGAGTTATTCGCTATCTGGGCAGAGCATATAAGAGGGGAAAGAAGCCTCGGTATCGTACCGATTGATGAGAATAATATGTGTTCTTGGGGGTCTATCGACATAGACGATTACCCGCTAGATCTCAAAGCGTTAGCTAAAAAGATCAAAAAGTTCAAGCTGCCTATGGTCGTTACGCGATCTAAAAGCGGTGGCGCACATATCTTTATGTTTGTATTTGACCCAGTACCTTGCTCCACGATGCAACGTAAACTGAGACAGATATCTGCAGCAATAGGTTTTGGTCAGTCTGAGGTTTTTCCTAAACAGACTAAACTATTGTTAGAACGAGGGGATAGAGGAAGTCCGTTACAGATGCCGTATTTTGGCGGCGAAGACTCTACTAGCTACGGGTTCGGCGCTACTGGCAACGTCCTTACGCCAACAGAGTTTTTAGATTACTGTGAAAGTATCGTCCTTACTGAAGAAGAGCTGGATAAGCTCGAAGTCACGCCTATCTTGGAAGATATGGAATGGCTCGACCACTCTCCTCCGTGCCTAGAACACTTGATCGCTCAAGGGTTCCCGAAAGGTATGCGTAACTCTGGGTTGTTTAACGTAGGTGTATTCCTGCGTAAAAAGTTTCCAGACGATTGGGAAGGTCGGCTAGAGCAGATAAACCACAAACACTTTAGCCCACCGCTGAGTGCGCAAGAAGTGTTGTCGGTAGCAAAGCAAGTTCAGAAAAAAGATTACTTCTATAAGTGTAACGACCAGCCTATAGCCGGTCATTGCAACAGCCCACTATGCCGTACACGCAAGTTCGGTATTGGTGCGTCAGGAGGTACACCTTTATTTAGTAACTTGACTAAGCAGAACAGTGATCCGCCAATCTGGTTCTTAGATGTCGAAGGCGGCAGGCTAGAGCTAGAGACGGAGGAGCTACTTAACCAGACTCGGTTCCAACGAAAGTGTATGGATAGCCTCAACATTATTCCGCCGAAAGTACGGGATAACGTATGGCGCACTATTATCCAACAGCTTCTCGATACGCTGACCATTATCGAAGTGCCGAAAGATGCTTCGACAGAAGGTCACTTTAACGAGTTGTTAGAAACATTTTGTACCGAACGACCGGCTAGGGAACGAGACGAGCTACTACTTGGCAAACCTTGGACAGACAAAAACAGAACGTATTTCCGTTTAGCTGACCTGATGGATTTCTTACACCGTAAGAATTTCAGGGATTATCCTCGTAATAAGCTAACCGCCAAGCTCAAGAATATGGGCGGCGATTCGCATTTCTTTAATATCAAGGGCAAGGGCGCTAACGTCTGGCATATACCGGAGTTCCAAGTGCAAAACGAATCCCATTCGTTACCTGAGTTCAACGACTCGCCGTTGTAATGTTAAAATCGAATGCACAAATAATCCTTGGGCCTCCAGGAACGGGGAAAACGAGCACACTACTAGGGCTATTAGAAGAAGAATTAGATCGGGGGACTTGCCCAGAAGACATTGGGTTCTTCACCTTTACCAAACAAGCGGTACAGGAAGGCAAGACTAGGGCGATGTCGAGGTTTGCGATAACGAACGGACAGTTACCGTATTTTAGAACCTTACATTCTCTTTGCTTTTTCCAGTTAGGGCTGTCGAAAGATAGCGTCATGAGTTCAAGAGATATTGGTGATTTAAACCAGAAGTTGAACTTGCGTCTAACTGGCTCTGTTAGTTCCGAAGAGGGACATATTTCGAGTATCTCTAAAGATGACAGATTATTGTTTATAGAAAACCTTGCTCGAATGAGACAGGTAAATTTAGAAACCCAGTGGCACGACTCTGACGACGTTGTTGGCTGGTTTGAATTAGAGCGGTTTGCGAACGGGTTGCGACTGTTTAAAGACGACAGATTACTTATCGACTATACCGATATGTTGCAGTTGTTTTTAGATCGAGGTCGTGCTCCGAAGTTAGATGTAATGTTCGTAGACGAAGCTCAAGACCTATCGCCGTTACAGTGGGCGGTAGTTCGTAAGTTATGTGAATCAGCGGATCGTATTTATATCGCAGGCGATGATGATCAGGCGATTTATCGTTGGGCGGGTGCCGACGTTGATTATTTAATCCGTAATTCAAAAGACGCGATGATTTTAAAACAGTCTTATCGCGTTCCATCTTCGATACATAAGCTCGCACAAAACTGTATCGCGCAAGTTGTTTCGCGGGTACAGAAAAGCTGGAACCCTCGTAAAGAAGCTGGACACGTTTCGTGGGAACCGTCTTACGAAACGATCGATATGGAAAGTGGTGAGTGGTTAGTGCTTGCTAGGACAAACTACTTACTAAATGGCATCGAAGAACATTGCCGGTCGGAAGGCTGGTTTTATAAAAGTAAAAACCGCAACTCAGTTTCTGAGAAAAAGGTTAAAGCGGTGCGTGATTGGGAAACTCTTCGGCAGGGCGGCGAAATACCGATCGTAGATCTTACCAAAGTCTTAAACTATATGAAGATCCGCGTACCTATCTCCCTAGAGAGAAACGACTTTGATACTAATATCTCATTTGATCAAGCGAAGCAGTTCGTACCTGACCTCAAAAAAGAATATTGGTACGATTTGTTCGATGGAATTTCAGTTTCAGAGCGCAGCTATATCCGTGCGATGCTTAGGCGAGGAGAAAAAATAACCAAAGAACCACGGATCAAGCTCTCGACCATCCATGCAGCTAAAGGAGGCGAAGCTGAAAACGTAATCTTACTAACCGATATCTCAAACAGGATTTATAAATCGTACCAATCAAACCCTGACGACGAGTCGCGGGTGTTTTACGTTGGGCTAACCCGAGCAAAGGAGAACTTGTTTTTAATTGAGCCGCAAACTCAAAAATACTTCCCGCTTTAGTCCTTTACTTTCAGAGGTATCTAAGGTAAAGTAGTAAAACTTAGAAAGGAGAAATAAATGAATATCTTTGTAACTGATTCTTGTCCTGTACAAAGTGCGCGTGAACAATGTGATAAACACTGTGTAAAGATGGTTCTGGAATCTGCTCAGATGTTATCTACTGCATGGCGCGTGTTTGATAACGAATATGCAGAAAGAGAGAACTTGTACAAACAAGCGCACCTAAACCACCCATGTAGTATCTGGGTTCGTGAAGAACCAGAAAACTATATTTGGCTATACCGTCACTTTTCAGAATTATGTAACGAGTATACGCATCGCTACGGTAAAGAACATAAGTCGTCAAGTCTTTTATGGTCTCTATTCTCGCTACCCTTCTCTGATTACCGAATACAACGCGCAAATAAAAATCCAGAAGGCTTTGCGTTAGCAATGCCTAATGAATATAAATCTGAAAATGTTTACGCTTCGTACCGCAATTACCTGATTGGCGAGAAATCTTATTTCGCTAAATGGGTAAAAGACCCTTCAAGAAAACCAACATGGTGGATTAGTTAATGGCTTCTATTAGAAAGACCCTTCAAGAAAACGCTAACAACAGCAAAAATACGCGCATGGATATTGCCAGCGGTAATATGCTAGGAAACTGGCGACCTGACGAAATTACGCATATGACGCGCTTCGATAAGTGTTCGTCACTTTGTATCGGAGAAGCGAAATATCGCGACAGACCTATCGACGTACTCGAGGCAGGGTGCGGGGAACTTTGGGTACTGCGTAACTTGTATAAAGCCTACACCGTAAAGAAGTCGGACGTGATCCGCTCTTATCGCGGCGTAGATATCGACCCAGCTGTCCTAAACGAAAAGGTTGGCTATAGCAGCCCTACTGGATTTGTTCAAGACTCGACATGGTTCGCTAACTTTAACGGACAGATTGATATTCAAGACCTTACGGTAAACCCCGTATTTGACCTGCCCGACGAATCAATAGACTTTTTCTGGACTACTGAAGTTATTGAACATATGGGCCGCGAGTTTATTGCACCGTGGCTTGATGACGCTAACCGAGTATTACGTCCAGGAGGACTGATTTACGTTTCAACGCCTAACCACGATGGTTCTAACGATAAGCTCCCCGAAGACCACGTTTACGAATGGGGTTTCGAAGAACTAAAAGACGAGCTTACAAAAGAATCACGAGGCTGGGAACTACAGTCGGTTGTCGGTACGTTTTGCCAAATGCCTAAACTAAAGAAAGCTATGCAGAAAGACGGCGAGGACGGCGAGTGGCGGTGGCTACCTGACCAGTTCGAGTTACTCGAAGAACGCTACGGTAAACAGTTTCTACGAGTAGTTGCCGCGACGTTTTTCCCAGAAGTTTCTAACAACTGCGCGTGGATATTGAGAAAGCCTTCATGACAAATTTCATACCCGCAGAGGTAGATCGGTACATTTACTGGATCGAAGAACGTGAACGTATTCGTCATTTAAAAGAGGAGGTTCAACAAGAGCCTCCTTGGACTCTCGACCCGATACTGCAAGAGTTTAAGTTTTGCCAAGTTTTCCGTGAGGACGATAGGACTACGCGGTGGTTTCGCGAGCATATTCGCGAGCCACTACGCAACGACCCCGACGTACTGATGGCGACAGTAATTTTTAGATTCTTCAATTTGATCGAAACAGGGAGAACGCTGCTCGACCATAACTTACTAACTGAATGGGATCGAGAGAAAGCGATCGAAGAAGTGCGGAAACAGCCGAAATGGATTACTGGCGCGTATATCGTCAAAACCCCTAATCGTATGGATAAAGTAACAGGCGTAGCTGAATGCGTTAGTCACATATGGGTAGAGCGCGAGCGCATCTTAAAAGACTTTAAAAATTTCAAGTCTTTATGTGATGCGTGGCATTACCTGATGCGGTTTCCGTATATCGGCCCGTTTGTATCGTACGAACTAGTTTCTGACCTACGCCATACCTACCTACTAGAAAACGCTGAAGATATTTGTTCGTGGGCGAATGCTGGGCCTGGAGCAATGAGAGGATTAAACAGGCTGACGGGTAGGCCGCTAGAGTTTTGTAAACGCAGCTGGGATTGGAATAGAGAAATGCAGGCGTTGTACCAATGGTGTAGAGAACAATTAGACCTTAGTAAATTCCACAGACCTTTTGAGATGCGGGAGATCGAAGGAGGACTATGCGAGTTTGATAAATACTCTCGCATATTGCACGGACAAGGACGTACTCGAAGCGTCTATAACTACTCAGAAAGAAACCGTCCTCTAATAGAGGATATAGAGAATGGAGAAAGTAAATGGGGAAACTGAAACAGTTGATCGTAGACCTAGATAAAGATCAAGTTGAATTTGTTATGGAGCATTACGGATTGTTTTTACAAAAAGCGATGCAAGATAAAACGATGCCGAATACTTGGCCTGATGCTATCAATGCAATTCATTGGGCAGCGTATATTTCAGGTGTCGATTTAGGCCGTATTCAGATCGAATACATAATTAAACAGCAAACGGAGAGCCTTTATGAAAGTGATTAGCGCCGTTAATGTAAACGACGCGCTGTTACGTGGCGTTGATTTATTTCAATCTTCGGTAAATTACCGAACTCAATCTAGCCGTAATGGGGATACGATGGAGTGTCACACTCCTGTAACCACGATATATCGCAAACCTTGGCAGCGCGTGTTGTTTAATGAACAACGAGACGCTAATCCGTTCTTTCATTTATATGAAGCGATTTGGATGTTAGGCGGTTCTCGAGATCTAAAAAAGCTCACCCACTTTAACGCAGGCATGGCTAATTTCTCGGATGATGACGAAACCTTAAACGGTTCCTACGGCTATCGATGGAGACAACAGTTCGACTATGACCAGCTTGAAAGCGTAGTAGATATGCTTACGAAAGACCCTGACTCGCGTCGAGTAGTTTTACAGATGTGGGATCCAGTAAATGATCTGGATAGCCCAAGTAAAGATATCCCGTGTAATACAAATATCTACTTTAAGATCAGAGACAACGCCTTACAGATGACTGTCTGTAACAGATCGAACGATATGATCTGGGGAGCTTACGGCGCTAACGCAGTTCATATGTCGGTGTTGCAAGAATACGTTGCTGCAGCACTAGGCTGCTACATGGGGCCGTATTATCAAGTTAGTGATAGCTTCCATGTCTACCTGAATAAAGAATGGGATAAGGTAAAAGACCTCCGAGTTACACCTTTTCTCCCGATATCCGAAGAATATCCGGAAAAACATTACCCGCTCTGTTCTCACCCTGAGACGTTTCTAAAAGAATGTGAAGAACTATTAGACAGCATCCCGCCGAGGCGAGCCGCAGGAAACCCTGAGCTGGTCGATAGTTGGCCGACGATATTCGGAGCAGGTAAATATAAAAACACTTTCTTCCCAGAAGTAATCATCCCGATGATCCACGCCTACATCTGCCATAAGGAGCGGCGATATGAAGATTGCTACAAATATCTCGGAGAAATTAAAGCGTTGGACTGGCAACAAGCCTGCTTCCAGTGGATTAAACGACGAGAAAGAAATTGGAGAAATAAAAATGGGTCTTGATCGCAAGTGGACGGATATGAAAAATATCGCTCAGGAAGATATTGTTAGCCTGATCGAATCGGAAAAATCTTACGGTGATTCGTGGAAGCGTCGGGGCGGTACAGGAGCGTTTATGATGTTGGCCCGTAAGTTCGACAGGATCGAGCAGCAAGCCGAGCATTGTAATTACGATGTATTCGAGGCAGGGCTGAAGTTCGACGGCGAAGATGGGTTACTCGACGATATCGGAGACCTTAGACGGTATTTATTTTTAGTTGAGCAACATATTCGTTCGCTAGAATCAGGAGGACTGATAGATGCAGATACCTCTGATCCAACCTGAAAGCGATTGGATAGCTCCGCAAGTTTTACCTAAGTTCGATCCGCACGAAACGCTCGCAGTCGATTTAGAAACTTACGACCCCAATTTGATAAACCGTGGTCCAGGATGGGCAACGGGTGACGGCTACGTTGTCGGGATCGCTATTGCATCAGATTCATGGTCGGGGTATTTACCGATACGGCACGAAAACGGCGGTAACTTAGAGGAAGAAGTTGTCTTACGCTGGCTTAAAAGAACCTTTGAAAATCATAAAGGTACGATGGTTTTCCATAATTCACTTTATGATGTCGGTTGGCTAAAACGTGAAGGTATAGAACTAACTTGCAGGCTACGCGATACGATGTTTGCAGCGCCACTGTTAGATGAAAACCGTCGGTCATACTCTTTAAACAATTTAGGTAAGGATTTACTAGCTGAGGAAAAAGACGAAACGCTACTCGAAATGGCAGCGAAAGCGTGGGGCGTAAACCCAAAAAGCGGTATGTGGTCGCTCCCAGCGAAGTATGTGGGGCCGTATGCGGAACAGGATGCAGTCCTAACACTACGCCTGTGGAAGACGCTAGGGAAGCGTATAGAGGCCGAGGGGCTGCAGAAGATATTCGATTTAGAGTGCGACCTTATACCGCTGCTGATCGAGATGCGATGGCGCGGCGTTCGGATCGACACGGCCCGAGCAGAGCAAGCCTCGGAAGAGATGTCTAAGAAAGAACAGCAACTACTCGTAGAGATTAAGAGACGGTTCGGTATCAACGTAGATATTTGGGCGAGCGCGTCAATACAAAAAGCGTTCGACGCCAATGACTTATGGTACCCACATACTGAGAAAGGTGCGCCAAGTTTCCAAGGCCCGTGGTTAGAAGCTCACGATCACGACCTTCCGAAGATGATCGTCGAAGCTCGACGTATCAATAAAGCTCGGACTACGTTTATCGAAGGAGCAATCCTAGAATATTCGCACCATGGTCGGATACACGCCGAAGCGCATCCGCTAAAGAATGACGGCGGCGGTACAGTAACAGGACGGTTTAGTTACTCGAACCCAAACCTTCAGCAAGTTCCTGCGAGAGACCCAGAGATCGGTAAGCTGATTCGGTCTTTGTTTATCCCCGAAGAAGGAGCAACGTGGGGTGTATTCGATTACTCTCAACAAGAGCCTCGGATTACCGTACATTATTCGTCGCTACTCGGACTCGAGGGAGCCGCTGACGCGGTAAATGCGTATTCTAACGAAGGAGCTGACTTTCACCAGATCGTAGCGGATATGGCGGGTATCCCACGCAAACAAGCTAAGAATATCAATCTTGGTCTAACGTATGGGATGGGCCGCGAAAAGCTCATTAAAGAACTAGGACTAGAGTCAGACGAAGCTGGGAAACTACTCGACTTATACCATAGCCGCGTTCCTTTTATCCGAGGAATACAAAACATGTGTACTCGGATGGCAGAACAGCGCGGGTATATAACAACACTCGGTGGTCGTAAATGCCATTTCGATTTATGGGAGCCGGTCGGATATTTACATGGGGAAAAACAAACGCCGTTACCCAGACAAGAAGCGGTAGATAAGTATGGCGATAATTTAAAACGATCGTTTACATATAAAGCATTAAATAAGTTGATCCAAGGATCGGCTGCGGATATGACGAAACTCGCTATGCGCGATTTGTGGAAAGAAGGATTAGTTCCACATATCGGGATACATGATGAACTCGACTATTCGATTTTTAATAAAGAACAATCGGATATGGTGATCGATAAAATGGTTAACTGTGTCGATTTAAAGGTTCCATTAGTAGTGGATTATGAAACCGGAATAAATTGGGGTGAAGCTAAATGATGCGGATACAAAGCCTTTCGCAAGAAGATATCGCGAAAAACGAAGAAACATATAAACAAATTTTTGAGTTATATGATAGTGGTACGATGACTCTTAAAGAGATCGGGCAGATCTATAACGTAAGTAAGCAGCGAATCTGGCAGATCGTAACGAAAGTTCAAAAAGGCAATGGAGACTACTACCATGAGCACCGGAATAAAGGAAGTTAAAATGTTTGGGAGCGGTGAGTTTGAGATCCAGTGCGATGAAGAACAAGTAAAAGTGATTTTCGACACGATTAACGAATGGTTAGAAGAGATGCGTGGAGACGGCGATGTCGATATGCTGGACGTATACAAAGCTATGGTGTTCGTCGGATCAGTAAACCTGATCCACCTTTTAAATTATACGATCGAAGAAGCGGATGAGATGATGGACGAAGTTAGAGCTAACGCTTTTGAACTGTTAGAAATATTCGGGGATCGAGAGAGTATTCTTGAAAAGATTTCTGAAGACGGAATGATTAAACACTAATGAAACCCAAACGAGATGATGTAATCACGGGGATACTCGTAGGTGTTTCGATCATCATCGGAATATATCTTCTTAGTTTCGTATTACAGATGCTGGTAACGCATGGCTAAAGAATCACAGTTCTGGTCTCTAATGAAACCGCATATCCCTAACGAAGCCCACGTTCAGCGGATCGAGACTGGCGGGACAGGGAAGGGAGTACCGGACGTAAACTACTGTCAAAACGGCAAAGAGATCTGGATCGAGCTTAAATCGATCAAAGGCAATAAGTCTGAGCTAAGTCCATTCCAGATCGCTTGGCTTTATAACCGAGCCAAAGCAGGCGGCAACTGTTTTGTATTGATTAGAAAGAATAGAGAAATTAAATTATTCCAGCCAACTGAGCTAAAAGAAATACAAGAGCTTAGTTGGAAAAACGAGTCTGCCGTTACTCTGGAGGCTCCGTACGATTGGAAAACCCTGTTTACTTTTATCTTTAAGGCGTCGGCTTAGTGCTTTACTTTCGTAACCCTCGCGGCTAAAGTATTAAAAGTAGCGCCGTGACAGCGTTACGAACATTTAGAAAGTAGAACTTACAAAGGAGACTACCCATGGTAGCAGCAGTAGAAAGTATGGCGTGGACAGGCCAAGTGCCTTGGCACGGCGAAGGCGTGGAAGTTGACGGTACGTTAACACCACATGAAATGATGGTCGCCGCCGGTCTAGACTGGTCGGTAGACAAGCGTCCTTTATATACGCTGGCGCGGCCCGTTAGCGAATACGAAAAAGACGCTGACGGTAATATCATTCTTGACGAGGTTATGGAACACCCTGACCGCTTTAGTATTATGCGCGATAGCGACAATACGATCCTCGGTACTTGTTCACAAGATTACCAACCTATCCAAAACGAACGTATTTTCGACTTCTTCCAGAAGTTTGCTAAACACGCCAACATCTCTATGGAGACTGCAGGTAGTTTACGTGACGGTAAAGATATTTTCGCACTAGCGCGGTTAAACGATAACTTTGCACTTCCAGGAGGCGACGAACTACAAGGTTTTGTTTTGTTTCGCCAGCCACACGAGCCTGGATATGCGATGAATATTATGGATACCGAAGTACGGGTCGTATGTAGTAATACGCTACAGCTCGCTTTGCGAGGAGCAAATACCGCCCAGTACAAAATGTCTCACCGTTTAGTGTTCGATGAGCTAAGAGAAGAGCAGGCACTTAAAACTATGGGCGCTGTATACGAGCGGCGTGCAGAGTTTAAGGAAGCGGCTGAGTTCTTATCTAAAACGAAAGCTAAAGACGGTCAGGTTTTAGAGTTTATCTCTAACTTGTACCAACCGAAGCTGTTGGAAGACCACAAGCTCGAAGACGGCCCGTTACGCGATGCGTTAAACAATACCGCTAAAACGGTGTTTGAAGCATTAGTTACCTCTCCAGGAGCCGAAGCTAAATCAGCTAAGGGTACATGGTGGGGCGCGGTAAACGCCGTGACGTTTGTTGAAGACCATCAGCGTACCGGCGAAAACCGTGTATACAACTCGATGTTCGGTAACGCATCAGCGGCTAAGACCAAAGCGTTTAACCTTGCACTTGAATATGCGAAGGCGGCGTAAATGGGCGAAGTAGTTAGATTGCACAATGCGGTAGTTATTGACCAAGAGTTTATTAGTCAGTTGTGGTACTACCTAAACACGCTATCTGATCCAGAAGTTATTAATGGAAATCTTTCAGATTTTACTTTGATACAGCGAGGCGCAGCAGAACACTGTTGCGCACTTGCCATAAAGATGGCGGAACAAGATTGTGGGCTTGGGGACTCAGTTATTGATCAAGATCGTAAAGCTCTTGAAGAATGGCTGATCCCCGTTAAAGCGTACTTAGAGGAAAATGAAACCAGACAGAAAGGAATTGATTCGTGAAAACTAAAACTATTACGTTGCCTGAAGATTTACTACAGCTGCAAGCTGAACTAATGATTATGCGCAGCGAATGCTTGCGTATGGCAGACCGCTGCCAAAGACTGATCAAACATTTCTCACCCGCTGAAGAACCTGAGATGTTCGATACTGGTGAGCCGACATCAGCGTATGTCAACCAAGATCGGTAAATCTAAATACTGCTTTACTTTCGGTAGCGTCCGTAGTAAAGTAGTAAACAAGCTGGTAAAAACCAGTTAGAAAGTATAACGTCATCATAGAAAGGAGAATGACATGGCAACAGCCAAAAAAGAAGCAGCCCCAGCTGCGCCAAAGAAACCTGCTGCTAAGAAAGTAGCCAAGGTATCTGCGATTAAAGTGACGAAAGCACCAGCCGCGAGTCGTGGTCGTGCTGCACAGCACTTTAAGTACACGGGCAAACAACTCGGGGAGACTACTGTTAAAACCCCGCAGTTCCAAGCCTTGATTATTTCAATGCAAGACATTGAAGCTGCAGAGTTTAATCGTGACGATTTTACGATGCAGCAAGTTGCTGATCTAGGTGTTCAGGAAGGGCATATCAGTATGCCGAATACTAAAAACCCAGAAAAGCAGAAAAAGCGAATTATCGCTTGTTACAAAAAAGCCCTGATCGATGAAGGGTTTATCGTACAGCTTTAATTTGATCGGGGGCTACGGCCCCCATAATCTTTAGGAGAAAGTAGAATGAAGATTGCACCGATTCCGAAAAGGAAGCATTCCCGTTCGATGGTACTATATACTGCGATGGAGAACTTACATGGTTCAGCGACTCGTCTTGAACTATATAAAGAATCTCGGAGGATTTGGGCTAAGATAGCTCAAGAAAAGCCCCCGTCAACGATGGATGATTTTCAACAAATATTGACAGGTTCAGCGATATCCCAAGGATACCTTGTTCGACAGAGCAGTCGAGGAACTAAGAACTCTGTTTACACTTTTGCAGCGTATGAAGTTTTTAGGAGTAAAGCCGAACCCGCGCTGTTATCACGGACGATGTACACTCTTTCGCAAATAGAAAATGGTGAACAATCTGCGACTAAAAAGCGTATCGAAAAACTTGAGCGTATTCTCGAAGATCCGTCTACAGGACTTCCTGAGCCGCGAGAGTGGGAACTACGACCTGAATCGGTTTCTAATAAAGCTGAACCGGATAGTGAGCAGATTGAAAAAGAAAAACCTGCTAATATCGACGATGTTTTAGAAAGAATCGAAACGATATTAGAAAGGCAAAAACCTCCTCAAACAACAATAACCCCGTCAAAATTAGAAGTACCGATTTGGCCAGCCGTTATTGGAGTTTCGATAGCAGGGATTGCTATCCTCGTAGCGGTATGTTTAAGTATCTTAGCTTTGTCAAGTTAGTGCTTTACTTTCGGGGTAGTCGCCGCTACGTTATTAATAACGGCGCTCCCCGCGCCCCGATTAGAAAGGAGAATGTATGAAACTTATTACACCAGTTAAAAAGCTAGAACAGCTTTCACCAACGCCCGAACAAGACAAAGCACTTGTAAAGGTATTCGAACAACACGTGCTGGATAGCCAGCACCCAGACTTTGCGTATATGACGTTTACCGACTGGATCGTTAAAGACGTACATAAAGCAATGTACGACGATTGCATTATGGCTGCTGTACCAAATATGTGGCTAGGTATTGAAACAGACGGATATACCCACTCATGAGTGCGGTATTCGTAGATGACGGTACGTTAGATACCGTCGTAGAATATGACGGTAGGCGCATTCGATATGATACCGCTTACCGTTATTCGTTCGATTCTGATAGGGAGTTTTTAGATGCAGCATTTAAAGATTTTTATGACGACCAAACGGAACAACTTGACGCGATTTATGAATCGTTACCGCCCGATATCACCCTGTGTTACAACGACGATTGTCGTTGCTGGAAAACCTCCGAAGAACATCTCGAGGGTTACGCAGTCGTTAAATGTTTGATGGGCTGTAGCGATTACAAGGTACTCTATAAAGAGTTACCGAAAGTTACGGATGCGATGTGGAGAAGGTTACAACTCGAAGCATCCGATACATGATTTGTACGGGGGACATACGACTCAGGCGACTGGTAGCGTCAGGGTGGATTTCCTCTCTCCTGTCCGCACTGGAGAGTTTACGAGAAATAGGTTCGATGAAGTGCAAGCCCCCAGCGGCAAACGTAGCTCTGTCGTTTTGAACTTGCCAATCGAACCAACTACCAGATTTAATTTAATTAGAAAGGAGAAAGTTATGTCACAAGACATTAACGAATGCGTCCTATGTGGCGACGAGATCGACGTTCAAGCGAATGGTTGGACACATGGTCATAACGCCCAGCCTTTGGCTGACGGACAATGTTGTGGTAGTTGTAACGGATTAGTCGTTCTCGCTCGAATGCAGCAAGCACGAGAGTATGCAGAGATAGACAATGTCTCTGGTTGATTTTTTTATAGATTATCGCTCGGGAACAGAGCCTATGTTCTCTGACCCCGATAGGAGTCGTGAACGAATCTTCCAAGATTCTGTTGAGCTGCATGTCGCAGAAAGAAGCTATTCCTTACCTCAAGCAACTCTGGTGTGGATTTATTCGGACATCACTGCTCGCAATAACGGAAAGGCTTCCCAAGCCTTGCGATGGTTAACCGATTTAGCTGACAAGCACGGCGTGGACTTGGATCTAACCGTCGAGCCGAAAGGAGGGCTCAATCGTGTCGAGCTGCGCCGATGGTATAGACGCTATGGGTTCACATTTGACCGCCGTTTTAACGGCTTCAGACTAAACAAAAAGGAGGCAGTATCATGATCGATATCGACCGCGCACGCGAGTTGAGCGACGCTCGAGAGATCGAACGTATCCACGGTGGCCCAGATACTGAGCCAACCGTATGGCGAGTCGACGTAAGATTTTATTTACACGCTTACGATAAAGAAGATGCGTTACAGCGTTTGATAGACGAAGTTTTACCAGATGCCGTTACGGATAAATCTGACCCACAAAAGATTGAGTGGGAGTACGTCGATAGCGAAGAGTGGGAGTTGTTAGACTAGCGTAGTCGCGTTAGTGCTTTACTTTCGCGGTAGTCGCCGTTACCTTATATATACCGCGCCGCCTACGGGCGCGGATAACTTAGAAAGAAGAAGGAGACAGATATGTCATTATCACAGAGAGATGTGCAAGATATATTACAAGAGTATATCGAGCACCACCACGGCCTTAGCCACGACATTGCTTACCATTTGGTAAAAGCAGCCGAGGCTTGCGCCACTGAAGTCGCGATACGCGCCGACTTATTCCCCAGAAACGCTTCAATCGATTTTCCAGAGGTTATTAGCCTCGCCCAATTTTATAGTCAGATCGACCCGCTCAGGAAAACGATCTTCAACGAAGAAAGCAGGGCAGGTCGAGCTTACGACGAGATAAAGTTTCGACACTTTTACCAATGGGTAGACGACAAAGCGGAAACTGACGAGTACGGTAACGGACGTAAGATTGCGTTACGTGACGCGCTGGTCGGCACCGACGCTTACGACAGAGCGTTCCCGAGTGTCGCACCGGCACTAACTACCGTAGATGACGATGACGTCGACGAAGACCGTCATATCGCGGATTACGCAGATGCCTAAGCGATACAAAATGCTTCGCAACACTAAACCAAAGCAGCGGCTATTTACGCCGCTGAAACCACGGGAGCCTCGACCCGAGGCTCTTCGTGAGATTAATTACCCGTCTCGACTCGCGACTATGGATTGTACTAGCCGCCGTGACGATCGCCCAGTAACAAAAGCGACGATCGCCCCAGCGTATAACAAAGGTGCATACCAAGTAATTCCCGAGTCGGATATCGAACATATAGGGAGATGATATGACGTACCGACAACTTAAATGGCGGCTGTCGACGCTGACTGAAGAGCAACTCGATACTGAAATAACTATTCGTCAAGACAACAATGAATTACTGCCTGCACGATTTTGTAGTAACGCTTGGAGTGCCCCGAGTATCGGTGATCGACTTGACGATGACCACCCTGTATTTTTAGTTAATTTGGAGGACTAATGAGAAACGAAACTAACGAAACGCCGCTCGACGTAGCGCGAAGCAAAGCCCTTGCAAATATGGCTTGGGATATCAAAGCGGATTACGCGGATCTTGATGAAAACACTAGCGCGTTTGATAAACAAGTGTTGCGTCACTTGATTAAAGAATACGCCCGACTCGTTGACCGCTACCACCACGATAGCGACGGTACGATTGAAGCGTTAGTCGTTTAGTATTCTAGACTCACGGATCGTGACTAGCCCGCCTCGAGCGGGCTTTTTTGTGCCTATTAGAACGACCCGAGATATTGCGTATATTGTCTATTTAGAAAAAAAACTTTTTTTATTTTTTTCAACTAAAACGACTAATAAAGTAATAGAAGTAATAGAAAAGTGAAAGAAGCCAATGGATACGAGAGCTGGGGGCCGTGATGAGGGTGACTAGGAAGTAATAGAAATCGTATAGGTTATTGAAACGAGAACAGTGAATAGTAGTGAGAGGCCATGAGGGAAATTTTTACTTTTTATAAATTATTTTATTTTCTAAGATATAGTTCTACACGCTTACGACCCTCGGAAACACTGCATGAAAGAACTACAGTACACTCCCCTGACACCTGCTGATGACGGAAACGGGTACATCGACGCCGATGGTAAGAGATGGCAACCGCTAAATCCGAAACAAAAGAAGTTCGCTCGAGAGTATCTGAAAGGCCAAAACGCTACCGAAGCAGCGGTAAAAGCAGGCTACACGAAGAATCGGGCCGCAGCCAAACGACAAGGCAGCGTCTTACTCAACCACAACCCACTTTTGCGAAATTACCTTATAGACCAAGAAATCAAGGAGGCAGAGAGGGATAGAGTTTCTATGGAGGGCCACCTCTCCGCGCTTCACGACTTGCGTGAGGAGGCACGGGAGTCGGGGCAGATTAACGCAGCGATCACGGCAGAGATACATCGAGGGAAGGTCGGGGGGCTTTATATCGATCGACGCGAGGTACTGACCGCGAAGATCGATTCACTATCCAAGGATCAGCTGATCGATCGACTCGGAGCACTGATCACGAAGCGCGTACCGCAAACGATCGAGGGAGAGATTACGAATCGGCTCGGATCGACAGACGGATCGACGGATCGATCGACTGTATTAATTGAGCGAAGGAGCGATTGACCCACCCACCCACCACGATTCATGGACGGCGAGCGAAAGACGGATTGAGCGATTGACCGAAAGCGTTGGTCATAAAAAAGGGAGCCGAGTGGCTCCCTTCGTGGGTAGCGATCCTTCTATTCGAAGGATCCTAGTTTGACGATGCCGGTCTGACCTTTCCACTCTTTGCGACCTTCGATCTGCATTTTGTAGTGGGTCATGACGACCGCCGCGTCCTGCTGGTATCCCCAGTCGGATAGCGCGTCGACGATATCTTGAATCGCGACCATTCGGTGCGCGTCTCCGGCCAGCGCGTAATACGCGGTGATGATCTTGATCATCTGCTTGGGAAGTCGCACGCCAGACGGAACGCTGTCGAACATTACTGATCCGCTGGTAGACTTACCAGTGCCGACCATAGTGGGAAGCTCCATTGGAGCTGCTGCTTGCTTTGCTGCTGAGTTAGCCATAGTGTTTTCCTTTCTACTTTCTAAGTGTATGTGGCCACGCTACCGCCCGACCACAGACGTATCCTCGCCTATACGCCTGCTAAAGTAAAGCGAAAACGACCTACTAATTTGCTATATAGCCACGCCTGCTTATAACCTTTCCGCGCTAACGGTTCGGCTTAGGGGCGCGACTTAGCGGATCCGTCTGAGAGACCCCCCATACCCCCAAAAGTGCCGCAAGGCACCCGCCCACCCACCACTACCTAGTTCC